TTCTGAGTCCAATTACCGCTATCCGCTTTATACTTCTCAGCGGCAATTATCTTAGCCTCATACTCGCCAGTTGGAGCAACATCTGGACCTCGAGATTCCATTTGCTCCGCATTTTCGAAAAAATCAACGTCATTAAAGTCTGACATTACGCACTCTCCTTATTTTCAATATTAATAGAAAACCCTAACTTCTCAATTAGGGCAGTTAGATTGGGTTCCTCAAAGGCTTCAAGCTTACCACTACGATCTTTCGCGGTGTAACCTTGACCTATCCTTGTTTGTAACCACCTTTCCGCTACGGCATTACCGTCATCATCTTGACCGTCAATAATGCGTAGGGCCAAAACCTCGTCAAAGAAATACGTAATTGCATCCCCTAAAGGTTTACTTGCCATCTTAGGACCAAAGAAAAATACACCATCATTATTATCTTTACCTTCTTTGCAAAGAAATAATACGTGTGTATTTAAGTCCCTAAATGATCTCATAAGACTTGTAACGGCTTCACTTACATTCTGGTAAGCCATTCTTCCATCTTTGTTTCTGCTTTTCTCATGTATCAATAAGATCTCTGAGATCTCTGAAACTGAGTCTAGACATACGCTATCGTAGACTAACTCACCAGATGCTAGAGCGGCATACACCTCTCTAAGATCATCATAAGTTTTGACTTCAATAGCAGATACGTTTGGAGCATCTTTAATAGATAGTAATCCAGCTTCCGCACTAATGACTAAAACATTACCTGGCATAGTCTGTGTAGAAAAGGTTTTACCCGCTCCAGCTTGACCATATACAAGAAGCTTTGCCCCTTGTTGGTCCACCATTTTATCTGGTGTTTTTATCTTATCTTTTAAGCTCATAATCTACCCTCCTTATATATGTGTAAAAATGAACTTGTAAATTATAACCTGAGAAACTACAATATGTAAATCATATTATTTAGGAGATGTATATGAAAAAACAAATCGAAACAACTTGGCTTGCAAATTACTATTTCAGGACCAAAACTATAGCAATAAATAAATTGAAGGAGTTAGACACGATGGGCATACAACCTAATCACAAAGAAAGAAAAATAGATCACTACACGTTACCTGTTTACATTAAATTCTTAGGTTATAAAAAAGCCGCAGAAGATTTTAACTGTTCAGAAGCTACATGCAAATCTTGGAGATATGGATATAGGCAACCGTCAATAGCACAAGCCAAACAAATAATAAGGGCTACTGAGGGAAGATTAGATTTTGAATCTATCTACGGATCTATATCGGATATTTTAGAGCAGGAATAGCATGTTCCAGCTCAATATTACCGAGGATGACTCGTCCTTGGATATTGCTCTGGCTTATTATGATGATGGATATAATGTAGTACCGTTACAAAGATCAAATAAAAAACCACCACCATTTTTAAAAGGCTGGGAACAATACAAGGAAACAAGACCTGAAAGGGAACTTGTAGAGTCTTGGTTCAAGGATAGAGATAATCTAGTAGTAGCATTAGTCTGCGGCAAGTTTGTTGTTGTAGATGCAGATTCACCTGAAGCTATGGATTGGGTAGAAAAGAACCTACCAGCTTGCCCGTTTAAGGTCATTACAGGCAAGGGTATGCATTACTATTACAACAACCCAGAAAACTACACTACGTTTGCTACAAGACGAACAAACACAACTCCTATAGAAAGATTAATTGATATACGTGGTGTGGGTGGCCTTATTATTGCACCATACAACCGTCATGCTAATGGTCAGGTATATAAGCCTGTCATGATTCCAGATTGGAAGATCTATGACCATACAGATCTACCAGACTTTACCGAAAAAGAATTCTTACAGATAACAGGCGTACCCAAAGTTGAAAGCAGTAAACAAACGGCACCATTCTCTTTAGATGGAGTATTGGAGGGATCTAGAAACGATGGAGCCGCAAGGATAGCTGGATACCTTATATCTAAAAGTGTGAACCTTGAGTTTGTAAGAGTATTCCTACAGAACTGGAATAAGAACAACAACCCACCACTACCGCAGAAAGAAATAGATTCTGTAGTAGATAACGTCAAAAGGACACATGATCGTAAGAATCAAATAGCTCCCTTGTTTACACAATCAACTGAGAATATAAAAAGACCAGAAGATCTATTCTCACCACCTGGATTACTAAAGAATATGTTTGAGTTTTGTGAGGATATTGCACAAGTGCCACAACCGGAACTATCCTTAGTTGGTGCCTTGGCATTAGCTAGTGTTACCTGTGGGCGTTTATATCGGACCAACATGAATAACTTTTCAAGTATGTACTTTATGGGTGTTGCAAAGTCAGGACAAGGTAAGGAAAACATCAAGACATTTATAGAGTCTGTGTTGAACGCCTCAGACCAAGAAAAGCTTGTTGTAGGTGATGGATATACATCTAGCGGAGCCGTACATTCTGTTTTAAAGATCAGACCTACCCAAATAACGATTATGGACGAGTTTGGGAAACGTTTAGAGGCAATCAGTAATGCGGGTAACACTAACAAAGAAGATGGCATACAGACGCTTATGGAGGCTTGGGGAAGGTGTCATGGGACTCTACGACCAGATAATTACTCTTTGATGGCCGTACAGGAAGAATATAAAGAGAAAATGATGAATAGGGTGACATATAAGCCAGCTATTACATTAGTTGGATTATCGGTACCTAAGAACTTCTATGGAGCTTTAAATAGCGGAAGGATAGCAGACGGTTTCCTTAACCGTTTTGTGGTAGTTGAATCTAACGAACCAAGACGTGTTGGAGATCTAAAGAAATATACAGAGCCACCAACAAACGTGGTTAACTGGGTTAATTATGTGCGTAGATTGAAAGGTACATTATCAGATGCATCTAGAGATAACGCAGAGCTTGATATAGCACAAACCGTATTAGAGTTTGATAAACAGTCAGAAGAGTTATTACAAGACTTTGCAAGGGAAATAATTAAACGACAAGACATACTAGAGAAAGATAACTTAGAACCATTACTCAGTAGATCTAAAGAAAAGGCTATGAGGTTATCTTTGCTTTGTACGTTAGCTTCTAATGCAGATGCAAAGAAAATAACGGCAGATATAACCAAATGGGCTATAGATTACATTAGATACTACGATCTTATGTTTATTGAAGCTTGTAGGGATAAGGTAGCTAGTTCTGCTACAGAGTCTAAAATCAAACAAGTATTGTCATACATTAGATCTAGGAATGGTGAAGGCATATCTAAAAGGGAGGTAGATAGGCATGAACTATTTAGAAGTATGAAGTCTTATGAAGTAAAAGAAATAATAGAACGGTTAAAGAATGCTGGAGAAATCCAGGAGATAGAAATTAAAGTTGGGGGTAAGGGCAGACCAACCAAAAGGTTTGTTGCTGTAGATCCTAACTTCTTTGAGGAATGAACATGAAAACACCATCATTTGAAACCAGAGACGATCAAAAGAGAGAAGAGAGAGTAGCTGGATTTTTGGAAGGACTTTGGGGGGTTACTTGTCACAAACTACCAGTAAGCTATTCATTAGACTATTGGATAGAATCAAACGAAAAAAATTATTGGTGCGAGGTAAAGTGCCGTACTTTTGCTTTTGACAAGTATGAAACACTAATCATATCTACCAATAAACTACGCAGAGGATCTTCGTTTGCTTTGGCTACCGGAGTACCGTTTATTATTGTGTATGCTATGACTGACGGCATATATATGCACGAATGGAATAA